TCGCCGCAGGCGACAGAGAGGGGGGCGGGGCTGGCAGCGGCGGAGCCGCTGCCTGAGGGGTTTGCCCCGTCTGTTCCCCGCAATCAGGAAGGATTTCCAAAAATGATCTGCCGCGCGTCGCCCCAGCCCACGCCGAAGTCGGCATACGCGGTGTAAAGATCCTTCAGCGGGTTGTCCTGCGGCGACTGCATCACCGTCGGGCGCGTGTTATAAACGATGTTCACAAGCTCCTTCATCAATCGGCGGTCGCACACCGCCCACTGCTTGCTCGTAAAGCCGTCCGCGCCGCCGCCCATGACGATGTAGCGCATGCCGTACACGGGGTTCGCGGCGTTGTAGGCGCTCTCGGGGTCGGCGGCAGGCATCAGACGGGCGTTCTCGCCGAACATCTTCTTCGCCTTCTCTTCGAGCTCCGGCGCAATGAGCACCGTGTCAAAATCGCACAGGAACGGCATACCGTCGGGCGTGAGAAATCGGTTGGCACGAGCCTGCGCCGCCGTGATGGCGGAAACGGAGAAGGCGTCCGTGGAGATGTTCGAGTATGTACCGGCGTCGGTATCGGCCACAAACGTTCGGCCCGAGGAGCTGCGCGAGGCGACAGGGTGCGCGGCGTTGGCCCAGCTCACGCCGTCGCCGCCGTTGTGCTTTCCGTCGGTGTTCCAGGCGTTGGCGAACATGCGCAGAACGTGCAGATACACGGTGAGCGCCATGCTGTCGCCGAGCTTCGTGCCGACCTTCTTGGTCTCGCCCATCTTGTCCACCTTGGCCTCCTTGTAGCCGACGGGGATGGAGAGCGTGTACTCGACCGGCGTGATCACGGTCTTAAAGCCGCGCTTGAGACTGCCCTCGTTGAGATTCTCGCCGTCGTAGCGGGGCGCTTCGCCGTAGCCGCCGGAGCCGGTCAGCTCGTAGTCGATGCTCTTGGCGTTCACCTCGCCCACGACGGGCGAGAGCTTGTTGAGGCGGTCGGCGTAAGCAAAGTCGAACGCCTTGCCGACGAACGCATAGTTGTCGCTGGTCCAGTTTTTGAAAGTGCTGCTCATTGATTCATTTTCTCCTTTTCTGTTTTCGTTTTTCAGGATTTTGCCGCGAGCGTATGCGCCGCGGCGATGCAGCGGATCGTGTGACGCTCGTAATCGTGGCCGATGCAGCGCACCGCCGTGGCGCCGGTCGCGCTCACAACGAGCGCCGTAGCCTTGGCGTTGAGCGCGCACACGGCGCTGCCGAGCGCGGGGTAGAACTCATACTCGTCCCCGGCGGCGGGTGTGCCGCCGGTCTCAAGCGTGAGCATCGTGCCGCTTTTCGCATAGTCCGTCACGGCGCGGCGCGTGCCGGGCTTATCGCTGTTGCTGCTGCCCGCGGTCTTGCTTTTGAGTACGAGCACCGCGGCGTTGTAGGCGTCGTCCGCCGCGCCGGCAGCAATATCCCCGCTTGCCGGAACGAGCGTCGCGGCGCTGCCGCTCGCGGCCTTGATCGTCGGCACGGGACATTCAAAGATCAGCCCCGGATTGTCGCAGACAAGGATCTCGTCCCCGTCCGCGCGCGGATTGAGAATGTCCTCCGTGCCGCTGTGGTCCTCTCCGGCGATGCCGAGAATGGCAGCGGTCTGCGCGGCAGCCGCCGGAACGACTTTGCCTCCGGAAAGCTGCACCACCTGTCCGGCGGTGATCGCCGTGGCTTTTGCCACCGGGTAGCTGCGCGCACGGATCGTCTCTTCGCCGCCCGCATTCTGGATGGGTCTCATGTTTTGTCTCCTTTCCCGTTCATTTGTTTCGGCTCAGATACTCGCGAGCCGACATTTTCATCTGCGGAAACGCGCGGTTCCACGCGTCCAGCTCCGACTGCTGCCGGGCGTTGAGCGCCTCATAGGCCCCGCTGCCGCCGCTGCCCGTAGACCGTGCAGCCCGGCTTTCCCTTCTCGCCTGCGCGGCCCGCAGCGCGCCGCCGGCGACCTCCAGATAATCCGCGTACAGCTCGCTCAGCGGCTCTCTGCCGTAGCGGCTGCCGCAGAAACGGCGAAAGCTCTCCGAAGCGTCCAGCCCCGCGAGATCCGCCTCCGGATACCGGCGGGCAAACTCGCGCGCGTCCTCGGCGATAAAGCGCATCTGCTCTTCCTCGCGCGAGCGCCGCTCGCTCTCGCGCCCGGCCAGCTCGCGCATCGCCCGCTCGTATCCGGCGCGTTCGCCCCCCAGTCTCGCCGCCTGGAATCGGCGATTGTCCTCATGGCTCTGCGGCGTGGGAGCGCTGTCCCTCTGCTCCGCCGAGCCGTCCTCCGCGGGAGTCACGACCTCCCCGATCTCTTCCGATCTTTCGTTTTCGTCCATCTCAGACTCCTTTCCGCCGGTGTTCGCCCCGGCCCGCGTATTCCCTTACGGTGATTTAATGGTAGCATGGAAACACAGTTCGTGAACGGCAGCTTTTTCGTCGTTTTTCACGAATCGTGTATCCATTGAATAAGCAGGGTCTTTCTCCGGCGCAAATTGCTCATTTGCCAATTCCCGCGCCCGAGCTGCACACGTTCCGTGATAATGCCAAACACAAAAACGCCGCCGGAGGAAATCCTCCGGCGGCGCAGCGCGGTGATTTGGTTTTACAGATTCTTTGCCCGTATTTCATCGAACCACATGCGGCAGCGGGCTTCGTCAGCATATTCATTCAAGGGCTTCAAGCGCTCATAGCTGTACTGCGCTCTCACTTGGCGGGTCTTTGCGTCGTAAATGAGCTTGATCACCGTCGGCACTGCCCTCTTGTACTCGAGACACAACTCACGGACAGCAACCGCATAACACAGAATCGTCCTTCGTATATCCCTTTTTTCCTCTCTGGAAATTGAAGATGATTCTTTCCCCTCACGTATGGCCTTATCCCATTCATAGTCCGGATAAAACTTTCCTTCAATGATGAAGGCTGGTCTCGCCATAATTGCGCCGCATTCAAAATCAGAATAAACATATATTTTTTCCGCACGGTTTTCCGCATAGGCAATGCTCTGTCGGATCATTTCACTCTGGTACTCGGAAAACAGATCCTCAAACGGCCGCCCCTCCGCCGCAGCTTTTTTGTTATATGCCTTCAAGTATTTATGTAGCTCACCGTAGGTCATAACCCCAGTCCTCCTAAAATATCATTTGTGATGTGTTTGCTGTGCTCTTCTCCGTCGATTGTGTACTCTATGCTAAAGGCGCTTGGTCGCAAATCGTCTCCCGCGTACTCAACATAGACACTTACGCCCACCGTCTTCCCATCACGTATCGCCCTGTACCATTCGTTCTCAAGCAACTTATAAGAGCTCAAGTTCACGAGCCAGTGCTGCGACACCAGATTGTCCAACTGTCCGGAACCGCCAAATCGGTCGCCCGCCAGATAGGTCGTGTTCGGCGGCAGCGGTCCCCGCGGGGGAACGGTTTTCTCTTCGTCTCCAGTATACCAGCTTTCGTCCGGATTTCCAGAGGTTTCGGATTTCTCCGGCCTGTCTGGGTTTTCGCCGCCTCCTCGATCACCGCCTCCGTCATGCGCTCGACGCTCTCATCGGTCAGATATTCTTCCAGGCTGCTGTAGCTCTCGCCCCGCTTCACCGCATCGGCGACGGCGCCGGTCACGGCTTCCGTCAGTCTCGCCGCGTCGGCCGCATCCAT